CTTTTAGAAGCAAACTCTTTTAAAATTTTTGCTCTGTATTCTGATAATGCCATTTTTTTGTTTTTGATAAATATACATTTATAATATAATAAAAAATTATGTAATATAAAAGTATAGATCAAAAAAAGACCCTTTAGCAGATAAACTTAAGGGTCATAAACAATATCTTGGGAGGTGGTTAAGATATTGTTTTAGTATAAACTTTTATAAAATATAGTAAAGCTGATTCCGTAAATTACTCTTGCAATTATTACATGTAGTAGTACAGGCCAAAAACCGCAATAGTTATATGCTAAGAAAAATATAGCAATAAATAAAAATAGATTTCTTAACAGTTTAAATAAATGCCATGCATCAGTTATTCCTACAAAGAAGGTAGTGCTTCCCCAAAACTTTGGACCTGCACCAGGTTCACCACCCTTATACTTATTCTTCCAAGATATTGATGGATCCCAAAATTCTGAATCAAACTTGCTAAATATACTACTTGAATAGTGAAATTGTATTGTGTCCATTACTGCTTCAGCAAGACCCGCAAGTGCCATAAATATAATATACATCATTTGTTACTTTTTTTCCAATGAAGGATTCCACCAATTAAAGCTCCTATAGATGCAATACCTACAACTATCTTTAAATACCAACTATCTAAATAATTTGTACATGTAATAAAATACACATACGCTATTGTCATACATAGTGCAAAAAGTATTTGTAAAATATCTAAAACTTTAAATGCTTTTGGTTTTTTATTATTTAAACTCATAATATTTAACTTTTAAAAATGTAATTATAAAGACCATATAAAATTAAAAGACAACCAAAATACCCTATATAACCCATTAACCTACCCTCTTTATCTACATGACGCTCCTGAGTAACAGGGTCAATAAAATCTTTTGTCAATGCCATAGATAGTATTGCTAAAATAAATGCAGCTACAATAGTAAATGTAGTTATTAGTACTTTAATCATAACGTTTCTATTCTTTTTTGTAAATACAATAATGCTTTTTGTAATTCCTTTTTTTGTTTGGCCTTATCTCCTCTTCTAGATTTTACCACATACTTAATTACATTACCTAAATAAAAATCCTTATCAAGATTCCAAGATTCTAATGCCTTAAATACTTCATAAGGATTATCTTTACTTACAGACATGCATTCAGTTTTAAAATTTATATTGTAATCTGTCAATGAAGGTTTTCTTATTTCATCGTTAATTATACCCTTACACATACTATCATATGGAGTTGTATTATGATGCATATTATTATACCAGTCATTTGATGATTCTTTTATTCCCATACCATTATAATATCATGAATTAACACCATCATCTTTAACTTACCGTCCATATCTATAATCTCAGCATTGTGAAGAGCACCAGTGCGGACATATACTTTATCCCCCTCCTTAAGATCATTAACTTCTGTTCCCACTGCAAAGACATTAAGATGAGTCCACTCTTTCATTAACTCCTTCTCTTGTTCTTTCTCCATGTCATCAGTAAGTATAAGATCTAACTTACCTTCTTCTTTCTTTTTCTCAGGCTTATCTAACATAACCCTGTTTCCTCTCAATATAAATTTATTCATTTCTTTGTTGGTTTTGAACAAATATAGTAAAATTAATTTAAAAGATTTATATGACCTATGATTTGCTTTTTATTACCCATTACATCACTATATACTACGACATATACATATGCTCCGCTTAAACTATTACCCGACCAGCCCTCTTCTAAGCTGTATGTTTCAAAAACTATATTGTTCCATCTATCATAAATAACCCAATGAAAATCTACTATTCCGTTTCCTATAGCTTTAATTACATCATTAGAGTTATCATCATTTGGTGTAAAAGCATTAGGTATGTACAGAGACACATCACATTCTATACCCATCTTAATATACCCACTATAAACTTTGTAAGGTACATTACCCCCGCATACACTAGATGAAAGAACAGACATGTCTAGATCTAACTCATCACAACTTTCTTTTGTAACAGCTTGTACACAAAATGAACGTATGCAAGATCCAGTAAAATCCCAATCACCAGGAAAGAAACTAAAATACCACCCATTATCTAACCAGACCCAGTCACCCTCTGTAGTAACAGAACAATTAGTAGGAGTATCTATAGGCATAATAGTATCCCATCCAGATCCTGGGATAACCACCATAGACTGAAGCATACACTCATGACCCCCGAACCAATCAGCTATCTCATAACACAAAGTAACAGTATCCCCAGAGTAATAATACTCAGAATAAGGATCTACAGAACTACTCTCTGTTTGACCAAAGCAAGTTAAAGGCACAATAAGCAGTAAGAGTCTTAGCAACATACCTAAATATAAGAATTTTCCCCTTAAGGAAAAAATACCATGTTAGAGGTTGTAGTGGATCCTATGCTGCAGCACCCCACCCCTCAACAGCTTTGGTGCACACCCCCTATGTTTTTAAAACAAAAAACATTTTTTTGCAAAAAGAATTCCTAATTTTTTTTGACTGCTGAATGTTTGCTATGCCTACTACCTATCCTAGCCTATAACTTGAATTGAATTAATAAATTAAAGTACTATGAAATATAATTGGAAGAAACATGTCAGAGATTCATCAAAGAAGAATTCTAACAAAAGATTGTGTAAGATGATTAATCAAAGATTAAGTCATTTAAGATGTTATGAGAATCAATTCTTAACTCAACAAAATGCTGAGTTGAAGGAATTGCTTAGTGATGTTGAACTAAAACTGAGGGAGTAAATCCCTCTTTTTTATTTCCCTAGCCTTTAACTTATATTGAATTATAAATAATTACAATATGAAAGTTATACCACATAATGCTTTATACTTTATTATAAATAAAAGAACTATAAAGCTATTATCTCTATGCCAAGTATCTTGGTTCTATGCTTACCGCAATTATGAAGAGTTTAAATATGGCTACAAACATATATGTGTTGTAGACCAACCCTTCATTAACACGTTTAACATTGTTAAACAGAAATATCTTAAAGAACAATAAAGAGGTTTACACCTCTTTTTTTTCTTCCTAGCCCTTAAATTATATTGAATTAAAAATTAAATATTATGAAAACAATTACATTACTTATTTTCAAACTCCTACTAGATGCAGGAGTTGTTGTCCCAATGAATCAAACAAATGATGGTAGAGAACTCTACACATTATTCCCAAATGCAAACTCAGTTGCCTTTGAAGGCATAGGGCTAACCATCATTGATGCCCAAGAAGAGGGCACATACAATGATGCTGATGAATCATTAGCCTTTCTATACCTTGATGAATCAATGCGTCTGCAAGAACTACCTACTGATGATACCAGTAGAGCAGTTATGTTTGACCATTGTTACAAGGGAGAAATACTAAACTGGATTCAAACACTAGAATTCTCATACAATGAGAAATTCCCTGATGAACCAGTAAAGGCTGAATAAGCCTTTTTTCTTTCCCTAGCCCAAATATTATAATGAATTTAAATTAATTAATTATGAAGCATCTACAACAATATGTGCAAGCACTAATTATTGCACATGGAAAGCCTGTTAGATTACCTAACAGACAATTGACCATTGGCCAAGCCAATTTGACTAAAGTCAAGAAGAAAAAGAAAAGGGGTTAAACCCTTTTTTTTCTTTACCCTTCTTTGTCTTCGCAGCTAAAGCTGCTCAGACCTAGCCTTAATATTGTATTGCAATATTGCAATATAACCACTTAAATCTAAAATTGTGGAAAATCCAAATTTAACATTTTATGCTACGTTTTACAAAACTACCATAACAGGTAAGCATCTCTTCAAAGTTCACGGAACTGATGAAGAAATTAACTCTTATGTTGAACATCTCAAAAAGAGAGGTGCAACAAAGATTTCATATTTAACCCAAAGTGACCAAAAGACACTTGTGTTAAATGAGAATGGACAAAAAGTTCCTTTGCACTTTTCACAGGATAAACCTGTTTCAAAGTTGCTAAATGAACGTTACCCTATGGTTACCACCCAAACAGGTGTTAACAAGGGGTCCATTAATCCTGACCTTAGATTAATCAAATTCGTTAATGATGCCATTAAAGAATATGGACCATCTAACTTAGACTTCTGCATATCAGAAGCAAGAACAAGTCTTGCTCATGCTATTGCACAAGACTATCAGGATACTGAAGAGTCTTCTCCTTCCCAAGAAGAAGAATCTCCAGTTACTGAAGAATCTACTGTTGATACTAAAAGTATCATCAATAAGATTGCTTCAGGTACAAAGAAGAAGAGCAAGTCTTAATCTTTGTGAATCAACAAGGGATCATAGATCCTTTGTTGTTTCTTTTTTCTTTAAAACCCTCTTTTTGCTAGCCATCAACTTACGTTGATGTCATTTTGCAATACCAAAACCACAGCCAAAAGTGGATTGCAAATTTTATTTGGCTTGCTTTTTAACTAAAAGCAAAGACATCAGCACAAATAGTTGCAAAACTGAAAACTGAAAGATAGTTATCAATGTTTTGTAATTGTTTTGCGGAAATACTTGTGTGTTTTAATCTTTATAAGATAGTACAACATATACCTATATCATTGGTTGTAAGTATAAATTATTATTTCTCTATAGTATATAGTATATATAATATTTTATATAGCTAACTTTGTTGTAAAACAGATGTTAGTTTACCTTATACAGTATTAGTACTCTCTCTATATAGAGGAAGAGCATATGAGTTTCCCGATTTAATTAATAAGGTTAATCCATTAAGGGATTATTAAATGATATCCGTATGTGAAGATGCCTTATTATTATATTACTGCTTAAGTAGGCGTTGGTAGGTCTCGCAGGGTTGATCACCTAAATTCTACCACTAAAGACATAGGAAGTTCCTTTATACTATAACAGACAAAAGAATTACTTCCCGTCTTTATTACACCAAAAAATGGTATCCTAGGGAAAGACCTGGGTTGAGGTAGCGCCTCTGGATGGTGGATTAAAACCAAAGTGTCAGTTCCTGTTTTAAACCTAAAACAGAGAAGAGATGCTATTGTACAGAGTTTGAAAGTAAATCAGACAATTATACTGACCGTCTTACTGTGGTCTCTGTTGTGATAGTGTGTCGTGGGAGTTAAATGGCTGAAAATCCCGTTTTAGAGTAGGCCGAGAGTAGAGAAGATATAAAGTGTTCCTTTTACACAACTAAAAGATATTACACTTCATCTTCTTTACTCTTATTTTTTCACTTATTAATACTTATTGAATTATGGCAAATTTTGCTGAACTTCGTTTATTTGGTCAAGCACTGAGAAAGACCAATGCTTCTGACACAGTTAACTCTGTACTTGTTAGAACTTGTGCATCTAAAGGATATGTTATGCGTATTGGATGTGATCCTGAAAGAGTAATGTCTTATATGCAGTCGTTACCAAACAATTATAATTCTACTTTCTATAAATCATTTAATGATGTTATTAATAGAAGTGAAGAAGCATGGTGGGTAGACCAGTGTATGCATTATGCATCTACATATGGTACAGGTCATACAGATACACCTTATGTTCCTAATAATAATCCTAGTCTAATTAACTTTTCTGAATGTAAGGTTATTGATCCTATTACAATGGAAGAGCTTCATGATAAAATCCAAAATATGGCAGATTCAGGTATTGCTCTTAAGAATGATACTCTGAATGATATCTTCGAGTTAATTGAAGAGTTTGATATGTCATTTTGGACTGATAATATTAAGAACCGTGAGTTCTTGATTAGATATCATATTGCAAAAGGTATACCTTTTAAGAATGTAATTGAATCATTACAAGCTATTAACTTTATCATTACTGGTAGCACTTGTATTGTTAAAAGTCATGATGCAATGAATGCGTATAGTTGTTCTAGTTCTTGGGATAGGTTTTCTAATATCAAGGCATGTTTTTATTCACATTCTTTAGAAGAATGGGCAAGTATCTTCAATAGATATAAGCCCTTGTTTCTTGCTTTGAGAAATAGTGAGTTGAGACCTATGATTAACAAGATATCTAAGTTATCTAAGAAACATCACGTTCCTACTGTTATGCCTATGAGTACAAAGTTCTTGACTCCTGAATATGTTAACAATGATAAGTTAACTTTTCAGTCAAGACTTTGGTTACGTAAGTATGAGGATAGATCTTTATTTGAACTTGTAAAGTATTACAATGCTATACAAAAAAGAAGAACAGGAAAGTTTATTGATACAATTAATATCAGAAATGGTAAAAGTTGGGTTAAAAAGAGTTCTTGGGAGCTTAATGAAGATAACTTGGATAAACTTAACAGTCAGGTTAGACGTTCAATATCTCATAAGATGAGAGAGAAATTACAAGGTAAAACTTTAAATCTCCCTTCTGGCTTAGGCATTACTCTTCCTACATCAGAAAAGAATTTCATTGGTACATTACCTATTGGTTCTTATATTGATGTTATGCCTCAAGATAATCTCATTGTTGGGATTTATTGGAAAGGTGAGGATGGTGCAAGCGATCTTGACTTGTCATTTACTGATATAGATGGTAAAACTATCTCTTGGTGTAATTCATACACTGATGCGGGTAATAACATTGTCTATTCAGGTGATATGACATCTGCTGATCCTGAAGCTTCAGAGTATTTATTGTTCCGTAATGATATGCCTAATGGTATATTTATGTGTAACAATTATTCTGGTGCATCAGAAGCAAAGTATACATTTATTGTTGCTAGACTTCCTGAAGGTGAGAGTTTTAATACAAATCATATGGTACATCCAGATGATATTATATTTCAAACTCCTATGGTTATGAGAAGTAATCAAATGTCTATGGCTATCCATATTGGTAGTAGATTTATCTTTACTGATAGAGCTATTGGCAATGGTAGAGTTGCTAGAGCAGGTGTTACTACTCGTGACCTAATTCAGAGTCAAATTGAGATGGCAGATATGTCATTGACATTGAATGAATTTATAGATCATACTGAACTTGATGGTGAAGTAGTAGATCTAACTACTGATGACAAGTCAGCTTTAATTAGCTTATTGTCATAAGACTACTGAGCAGGATGTAAAAGTCCTGCTCTTTTAAACATAAACAATTTAAATTTTATTTAGATGCAAGAAACAACTGTATATTACATATACATTAAAAATGGAAAGGAGTACTTTACTCCAAATCAAGATGTTGCTCATAAAAGAGCAGATGAAGGCACAGAAATTAAATTAAAAACAATTAGAAATATTATTTAATACTAAAACGTTATGATTGAAAATATGATTGAAGAAATTCAAGATTTACACTTAGCTGTACATCAAGAAGAATTACAAAAAGAGCAAATAACTGAAAGATATAACTGCAGACTTACTGTACTAAATTTAAAAGCAATTAGAAATAGATTGGTTTTATTACATCAGAGAATGATGATTCCACAGTATGGTTTTGCTAATTTTGATGAGTTATGAAAAAGAGAAGTTTAAAAACAGACCTATTTGTAGTAGGATTAGGGTTTACTTATATACTATGTGTACTAATTTTTTTATTAGTCAGTAGTTGTAAATCCGCATCATCTTGTGAAGCATATGGTCAAAATAATATGAATCATGGGAACATATCAGAAAATAAAACAAGCTAAAGCAGATATTACAAGACTAGAAGAAGAACTTGATCAGTCCGCATATTGGGCTGATTATGCAGTAAGAAAAGATCAATTAGAAAGTGCTAGACGCAAATATAGAACTTTAAATAATGAACTTACTGTTCAAAATATTGTAATTGTATTAGCAATAATCATTGTAGCAGGCGTTGTTATAAGCTGCCTGCTTTAAGATTTTTTTAAGTGGATAAGAGTTAAGGTTGAAGGCATGGCGTCTTCAGCCTTATACTCGCAATACAAAAGACATGGATTTAAAAAAAGTAAGCATTGATCTTTCAGAGGCTGATGTAGCCATAATGGTTAAAGATCTTTGTAAAAAAGCACAATCTGATGAAACAATTGAAGATATATCAAAATTACTTACAGAACTTTTATTAAAAAGTACAGAAGGTTGTAATCAATTTGTTCAAATTATTCTTGGTAATGGTTTACCAAATGCATTTTATACAGGTGATGTAGTTAGATGTAATTGGGATAGACTTAAGATGGGTCTTTCTGGTGATGAAGAGATACATCAAAAACTTGTTGAAAATGATTTAATAGATAATGCTAATCAAGTTATCTGTAAAGTAAAATCATTTAGAGGTTACACAGAGTATTTTCCTTATACTATAGAGTTTAAATATGGAGAAGATCTATATGCATCTTGTAGTATGGGATTTGAAGATGTGCATCCTTAAAAATATTATATTTTAGTCGAATATATGCTGATAGCAGATAACAAGGGAGAAATTAAAAAATATTTTTCCCTTGTTAGCTATATAATGTGATTTTTTTATCATTAGATAGTTAACTTTTAAAAATTTATTACGTACTTAGTATATGAATTATCAGTTACCTAATGGAAAAGTCATCTATATCTCTATAGAAGAGTACTTATCTTTAACTGATGAAGACATCCAACATCTTATAGCTTTAGACTATGGTGATGTAGTCCAAAATCCCTTTAGTGGATCAGCAGTAGACACTAGAAAGAAACCAGAAGAGCCCAGAGAATTTTTAGATTTGAGCGAAGATGGTGAAGAATTTCCAGACATAAATCTATCAGATTTATCTTAATGTAAAATAGACTTAATAAAGTCAACTTACCTGTATTTTGAGCAAGTACAGGTATAGTATCGTGCTCACAAAATCAATTTATTTATTTATTAAAAATTAAATTATGAATTCAAAAGTAGTAGTATTAGCAAATGAAAAAACAAAAGCAGTTGTTAACGTTAATGAAAACAAACCAGATTATGGTTATATTATGGTTGCACAATCAAAGATTGTAACAGGGTCTAATGGCTGGCTTGATGTTAAAAGAGTCACTGCTGTAGTACCAGGTAATATGGAAAAATTAACAGGAGCAGGTTTCTATGAAGGACAAGAGCTTCCTGGTAAGATTCGTACACAAGAATCTTTAGAGCCATTTTCAGATGTAAATATTGAAAAGCAAATGAAGAGAGCAGGTGGTGAAAATGCACCAGTATGTACTCTTATGGGTAAGCCAATTTATCAGCAAAGAACTTGGACTGTAGATGCAAGTCTAGAGGATGAGTTAATTGCACATGATAATAAGGATGAAATCCGTGCATATAATGCAAGTAAAGCAGATGCTGTTACACAGCAGAATGAAGATTTTTCTATCGGAGGATAGTAAATTTTAAAGGTTACAGATAAAGGGTCAGCAATGGCCCTTTTTCTATTTATGAATTAGTTAAAAATGTAAAAGATGACTTCGACTAAAAAACACAAATTTGAATACTCTGGTAAATTAGAAGAGTATCAGCTGTATAAGAAAAATACTTATACAAAATATGAGACAGATAAATATTCTCAATATCAAAACTTTTTATATAAGAGAGCTTTGTATGGTCTCAGGTCTTTACCTATTGAAGAGGTAGAAAAGATGAGTAAACAAAAGAAAATCAGGATTAACAAAGTGCACAGAAGAGCACAACGTGTTATAAATGAAGCTAAACAAAGAAAAGTAATAAGAATTACTAATAAAATGTTTAGCAAATGGTTTCCGGATACAACATTTACAAAGTTTATGTTGAATAGTACTGAAACGGATTATAAATTTAAGAATACTTTAAATTTTAAAGATTTAAATATGAATAAAGATGAAATAATTCGTATATTTATGGAGGAAGGAATCTTAAGTTCAAACTTTTTAAGTTTAACTAGAGATCCTAATCAATTACCAAGACTAAAAAATGTATAAGAATCAAGAATTATCAAAAATTGACCAAGAGTTTTTTGATTTGACTAAAAACTTTGATCTAGAAGATTGGAGAACAGTTAGAACAGAAGATTATTGGTGGGTTAAAACCCCTATAGGTACTAAAAGACCTAGAACAAAATATGAAAAGTTAGATCTTCTTACACATTATGTCAATAAAGGTGTTCCAAAATGAAACCAAAGTTAAAAGAATGTGACAGTTGTGGTAAAATGACTGTCATATGGAAGAATCATGAGGGTAATAGATATTGTAAATATTGCTGGAGTTGCCACAAAAGCAGTACAAACAAGCCACAGAAACCAAACGTATCTATCCCTCGTGTTTCTGCCAAAAGAAAGAAGAAAGATGCTGAATATCTTAAATTAAGAGAAAGGTATCTTACTCACAATTCCTTATGTAAGGTTAAAGTTCATGGATGTAGCCAACAAGCTACTGATATCCATCATACATATGCAGGCAGTAACCGTGATACTTATTATTTAATACAAAGTACATGGATTCCTGTCTGTAGGAATTGTCATAACTGGATACATGATCATCCAGAAGAAGCAAGAATTATGAATTATTTAAACTAATTTTATGAGACAATTTAGAGCTGATAATAGAACTACTGTTTTTTTCAATTATACTAAATTATATAATTCTACAGCTGGTGCTCATTTTATTGAGGTAAGACCTGGTGTAAAATTTTGGATACCAAGAGCGTGGATAACTAAGTTTAATAGAAAGAAAAAAAGAATAGAGGTTAAAGGTTATTGGGCCGATGAACTAAAATTAAAATTAAAAGGTACAGTAAAATGATAGATAAAAATAAAAATTTAGATGAGCCTTCTTATGTATTAGTAAGAGCAAAAGGTGATATGTTGTATGATAATCATAGAGGATATTTTAAGTATAAAGATAAAAATGATGTTCATAACATAGTTAAGTTGGGTAGTAAAGAAGCTTTATCAGCTGCTGTTACTACAGCAAAAGCTCTTGCTCATGAAACAGCAAAGCCTTTATGGTATAGAGTTATGAATTATTTAGAAGATAAATATAGAATAAAATATGGATAGAGATAAAGTACAAGCTGAAGCTTTGAAAGCAACTTTAGGTAAAGATAGATGTGGTTTAGCTTTAGCTACAGGCGTTGGTAAGACACTTGTTGCATTAAATCACTTAGAGAATCATTATTCTCCTATGTTAGAAATCCTTGTAGTTGCACCAAAACTGTCAATTTTTGATAGTTGGAAAGCAGAAGCACAAAAATTTGACAAAGAAAAGTTATTAACAAAAGCAGTGTTTACAACTTACTTAAGCTTAAATAAACATAATCCAAAAGATTTTGACATAATATATTTAGATGAGTGTCATAGTCTATTAGATTCTCATAGAACGTTCTTAAATGAATATAAAGGTAAAATTTTAGGTCTTACAGGTACACCACCAAAGTATGCTAATTCTGAAAAGGGTAAGCTGGTAAGTCAATTTTGTCCTATGATATATGAATTTGTTACTGACAGTGCAGTAGAGAATAATATTCTTAATGACTATCAAATAATTGTACATGAGCTTGAATTAAGCACAAAAAATAATTATCTAGTAGAGATGAAGAATAAAAGTTTTAGAACTTCAGAGCAAAAAAATTATGCATATTGGTGCAATAGAATTGATACCACAACAGGTAACATGCATATTGTTAGAGTTATGAGAATGAAAGCTATGATGGAGTATCCTAGTAAGGAATTATATGCTAAATTATTATTCGCTAGCATAAAAGAAAAGTGTATTTTATTTGCTAATACACAGGATCAGGCGGATAGATTATGTGAGTATAGTTATCATAGCAATAATGTAGACTCAGAAGATAATCTAGAAATGTTTAAGGAAGGTTTAATTACTAAATTATCCTCTGTAATGCAGCTAAATGAAGGTGTAAATATTCCAGAGTTAAGGCAAGGAATTATTATGCATGCATATGGTAATGAAAGAAAAGCACAACAGAGGATAGGAAGGTTACTGAGACTTAATCCAGATGAAAAAGCTATAGTACATGTATTATGTTATAAACATACTGTAGATGAAAAATGGGTAAAATCAGCATTAGAAACCCTAGATCAGAGTAAAATTAAATGGGCAAACTACCAGGTAAATCTAGGTTAGAAGCCAAATTGTCGTTAAAAATTAGTATATTATTATATGAGTGAATCTAAAACACATAAGGTTACTTTGTATAATGATGATGAATTGAGTTATCAATATGTCATCGCATGCTTAATTGAAATATGTGGTCACACACCTATTCAAGCAGAGCAATGTGCGATTATAGCACACAATAGAGGAAATGTAGATGTTGCATCAGGCTCTTTTGATAGAATGTATGAAATTTTAGAAACATTAGATCACGTAAACATTGAAGCAAGTATTGAACAATATGAAAGCAATTTGTATAGATAACAGTAATAAACCAGAAGGTATTTCAGAAGAGGAATGGCTTGAAGAAGGTATGGTATATACTATTACTGAAGTAGTAGAAATGGCTTTGCAAGATGGAAACCTGGGTATAGCTCTTGAAGAAGTTAAGCTTACTAAAGCTTCTGCTCCTTATAAGTACTATGCAATTGAAAGGTTTCTTCTTGTACCTGAAGGTTCTCTTGTTAGTTTAAAAGCTACAGAAGAGGCTGTTAAAAAAGAAATAAAAAATATGGAGATTAATGCAGATGATGCAGATTTATCTTCTTTAGCTTAAAATCAAATTAATTATGGGAGAACAATTTTTAGAAGCAACTATGTGGTTGCTTGTATTATATTTTATGATATCACAAATCATGTTAATGTACTTTTGGTACACAATTGCGCAAGCACATGGTTTTTTGTATACAATATTTATTGGGCCTTTTGAAGCAATGTTTAAAGGACTTCTATGGCCTTTTTTTTACTAAATTAAAAATTAGAACAATGGGCAGAATGAAAGAAATATTTATGGACATCCGTAGGCATAACAATGGAGATTTACCTAAAGAAATGACTATAGCAGATGTTGCAAGAATGAAAGAATTAGAAATTTATAATTGGAGATTATATGAACAAGAACTTGAAAAGATTGAGAAAAAGAATAATCCTCTTCAAGCAGAGGAAAGGCAATTTATCATTCAAGATAAACCGAATTGTAATAAACCAGCAGACTGGAGCCCAAATTGCCCCTTCTAAATATATAAATAATGAGTGGGGTAATTAAGCGTCAAGTTACAAAGACCTTAGTTACAAAAGACAATAACAATAGTGCTAACTGTATAGCGCCAAATCTTATCTATGGATGTTTTGGTGGTTGTGTAGATACCTATTGTTATATGTCTAGGTATAATGGTAAGAGAGTTTTTGTAAATGAAAATGTAGATGATATCTTTAACTCTGTTGTAGAATGGGAAAAAGGTTTTACTAAGGTTCCTGATCAGCAGGATCCAGTATACACTATGGTAGATATTGCATGTAACACAGATTTAGTACTAATGCAGCGTTATTTACCTGAGCCATTGATAGATTATCTTAAAAGATATGATAATCATCCTACCTTAAATTCAACTATGGCAACTAAGTATCCTAGTTTGTTGAAACTTAATGTCAAAAAGTTCAACAAAAAACCAAGGGTAAGAGTTAGTCTTATGCCGCAAAGATTTGCAGATGTATTAGAACCTAAGATGCAAAAGGTTGCAAGAAGGATCCCTGAGATTAATAGACTTAAGGACCTTGGGTGGGAAGTGCATGTTAACTATAGCCCTCTTGTTTTCTACAAAAAATGGAAACAAGACTACAGTGAGTTGTTTAAGATGGTAAAAGATATAGCAGGAGTAAATAAATGTGAGGTAATTGCATTAACTAATCATGCTAATCAAATGAAAAGATCTTCTCATGAGGCTAGGGAATTAATGAGCCTTAGTTATGAAGTTAAAAATAAATCAGGTGTAATGAGGTATCCTCTTAAACATAAAACAAGATTACTAGAAGAGTTTAAAGATTTATATTCTGAATATTTTGATTTAGAAACAATTAGATATATATTTTAAAATGAAAAATTTCATTAAATTTACATTAATATGGATTAGTCAAAATTTAGCAATACCATTTTGGATAATAGGACATGTGCATCTATCAACTAACATATATAAAGATTTACATGAAATATTAGCATCAGTTGGTATGAATTTAATTGTACTAATCGGCTTTATTTTAGATTATAAAAATTTAAAAAAATGAAAAAAAGTGTATTATTTAGTTTACTACTAGTTAGTTGTAATGAAAATGTTAGTGTTAATACTAATGAAGCTAACATGGCTATTATAAAAAAACAAGATAGTACAATTTTATTATTAGAAGACGCATTAGATTTATGCGAGGAAGAAAATCAGATCTTAGGATCAGCATTAGCAGAAAAAAATGGCAACTAATATAGCTGACTGGATAAAATATTGGGATAACTTTGATAGGGATCTTTATATTCAATATCTTATAGAACTCCAAAGGAGAAGTTAATAACAATTTAAAACCAACAAAAATGTCAATAGATAATCAAATATTTCAACATTATAGAGATAAAATTAAAAAAGAAATCTTAGATAGATTAGTCTTTGTAGATTGGGATAGCAAAAACAAAGATGATGAAATTTGGAAAGATCCTTATACAGACAGAAAATATCATGTCAAAGTAGAGAAAAAAAGAGATTTTGACAATATGAAAGAAATAGAAGTTTGAAAAAACATTACTATAGAATAAAATTTGGTAAACATAAAGGAAAGTCTTTAGATGATATTCCTTTTGACTATTTAAGATGGTTAGCTAAACAGGATTGGTGTCCTAAAGCTGTTATAAACTATCTTAAAAAAAATAATAATATAATTTAATATTATGAAAAAAAAGATAAAGCCAGGATTAAATAAAAATAATTTAAATAAATTAAGACAAGTAAAAGGTGTAGATAGTAACACCAGTACAGGTATATATAGTATAGATAATCAGTTGATTGCTATGCCAAACATTACTGCCCTAATGGTGCATTTTGTAAAAAAGTATCCAAATGATGCTGATTTAGGTAAACATGTTAGAAATACAATTATGTCATGGAAAGAAGAATAGCAAACTTAGCAAAAAAGATTTGTCTAGAACATTTTGAAATGTCATCAAACTCTGGTACAAATTATTTATGGTTTATGTATATTGATGGAACAAAAAAAGGTACATTTAAACCTTTTATATTCCTAGCAGAATTACATTTACTATTATATCTTAATCTTATGGAGCAAGGTCAAGTTGATAATTGCATTAGCTTATTAAGATCTCCAGATAAAGAAAATTTATTTGTAGCATCACAAGTAATTAACTTTTTTAGAAAAGAAAGGATTAAAAACTTAGGAAAGTATAATGGCAAGGATCCAGGCATATATGCTGATGCAGTGCGTGATTATGATACTAAAATTGTAAACACATCTTTGTGGAATAATGTACAAAAACTAGAAACAAATGAGTGAAGAAGAAATACTTACATTAGGTTTTGAGAAAACTTATGTTAATGATAGCGAGAGTCAAAATGGTTATGACTATTATTATTACCAAATAGAATTAATGAAAGGTTTAGTATTATATACATCAGCAAGTGATGAAGTTGGTACAGATAAAGAATGGGCCGTATATATGTCAGAACCGGATTGTGAAATTTGGAGTTACAAACTAGTAAATCAATTAATAGATGTTTTCAGCAAAATTAAAAATGCAAAACGGAAAGCTGGTGTATCCAAAGAAAGAGGATAAGCTTGCTTTTAAATTATTTAATGAAAAACTTTCTGAAGGGCAAGAGGTAGATATATTTATGTCTATCTCTGAATCTACAGGGAGTGGTGCACAAATATCAAAAGTGCATAAATGTATACGTGAACTAGCCAAAGAAAGCGGCTATAGTTTTGATGCCATGAAAAGGCTAGTAAAAGATAGAGCAGGATTATTTATAGATAATAAGTATAAATCTTTTGCTGATTGTGATAAAGGTGAATTAAGTTTGGCTATTCAAGCTTGTATAGAGATAGGTGAATTTTATAATGTTAATCTTCACTAGAGTCTTCAGCATCTTGAACTTTTTTAAGTTCAGCTTTAAGTTTCTCAACATCAACCTCTTTTTCAATAAAAGCATCGTTTGCAATTGCTTGCTTTTCTATTTCACCTACTAATAAAGTTAAAGTATAAAAAGCTCTTTGCTTATCATCAAGCTCTCCGTATTCTTTATTTATAAGATCTTCTACAAATTTATCAGGATTACCATCTTCTTTTGTATAAATATCATTTAATAATGTAAACAGTGCAGCTTTAGACATCATGTAATAAGTTTTATTTACTTTTACATCAAGTATAGCATCTTCTTTTAATTCTTTAACTTTTTTATTTTTCATTATTAATTTTTTATAAATATAAACAAAATATGACAAAAACTATAGACATAGAAGAAATTAAACAAAAATTATTTAAAAAGCTTGAACCATCAGGTTGGGCTAAACCTCTTAAATCTTTTATATTTAGCAGTGATTTTGAAAACATTATTATGCAATTAGTAAGGTTATCAAAAGATGGTAAAAGATTTACTCCTAAACTTAGTCAACTGTTTAGAGCATTTGAAGAATGTCCTTATAATGAACTTAAAGTAATTATGGTAGGGCAAGATCCATATCCTAAATTAGGAGTAGCAGATGGTATTGCGTTTAGTTGTAAAAATACTATGGAACAACAACCAAGTTTAAGATTTATTTTAAATGAGGTTAACAGAACTGTATATGATGGTGTGGGTCAGTCACATGATCCGGATCTTACAAGATGGGCTAATCAAGGTATGTTAATGTTAAATACTGCACTTACAACTACTGTAGGTAAAGTAGGACAACATTATACAATATGGAAACCTTTTCTAGCCTATTTATTTGATCATTTGACATTTGCGCATACAGGGATGGTATTTGTATATATGGGTAAACAAGCTCATGAATGGAGCGATACTGTAAATGATATGAATTATAAATTTTTTGTGAGTCATCCTGCAAGTGCCGTATATAACAAAGGACAAACTTGGGATTGTAAAGATATATTTAATGAAATTAGTAAAATATTAAAGAATCATTATAATTTTTCAGTAACTTGGTAGCATGAATGAAATATTTAACAAGCTTATAAAAGAGAAGCTTACCCCTAATTCTTTGTATGTATTACATTGTATAAAAGAAAAAATATCTGTAAGTAAAATAGTATCTGATTCTTTAGAAATCAACAAGTTAAAAGCTGATGAATGGTTAACTGAAGACTTGTCTCTTACAAGAAAAAGTACTATCTTTATGGAAGAATTAAACTCTTATTTTAGAAAGAGTAAAAAGAAAACTTCTAGTGATTTGATGGGAGATGGTTTTGATAACAAAATAAAGTTATACAACTCTTTATTTCCCTCTAAAAAACTTGGAAGCGGCAAGTATGCAAGAACTAATGTTAAAACTTTAGAATCAAGTTTTAGATGGTTTTTTGATACTTTTGATTATGATTGGAAAACAATATTGCAAGCAACATATAAATATATAGAAGAATATAAATTGAAAAATTATGAATATATGAGAACATCTCAATACTTTATCAGAAAACAAAATACAGACAAATCATTTGAATCTGATTTAGCTACCTACTGCGACATGTTAAATGAAGGTGGTTCTGATGAAGAAAACATATTTAAAGAAAAAGTAGTATAATTTGGAACAGTTCAATGGTGCAAAGCCTTTAAAGGCTATTAGTAAAGTACGTGCTTATGAAAAAGCCCTCTTAGAAATGAGAGGAAGAATGGACGGTAGAATTAAAAGTCTTAAAACTGCTTGGCCAAAGTTTAATGATGCTACATTAAATGGTTTAGAGTGGAATACTCTAACCGTAGTTGGAGCTAGACCCGGTGTAGGTAAGACTTTGTTTATGGAGCAACTTGTTACAGAAGTTATTGCTCTTAATAAAGATCAAGACTTTCAAGTTTTACAATTTCAATTTGAGATGCCTGAGAAAACTCTTGGTATGAGAGCATTCTCTGCTATAACTCAAAAAGACTATGGTATCCTTCATAGTAAGTATGAACCTTTACAAGAAGATATTTATGATAAATGCAGACAATATACAAGTACACTTAATAAAAACAATAAAGTTTTTTCAGTTTATAGACCGTGTACTGTCAATGAATTCTGTGCTAGCATAGATTATCATTTTAGACAAAATGTAAAAGAAGTTAACGGAAATAAAATATATCCTAAACTTTTAGTTACTGTAGATCACTCAGCTTTATTTAAAAGAGATAAGCATGAGAAAGATAGGTTTGAAATGTTATATAATCTAGGCGAGGCACTAACTTTTATGAAAAGAAGTTATCCACTATCATTTGTTATTTTAAGTCAATTAAATAGAAACATAGATGATCCTAAACGTGCTATAGAAGGTACTTATGGTAATTATGTTTTAGATTCTGATCTATTTGGCGCTGATGCATTATTGCAACATGCTGATATAGTACTTGGTATTAATAAGCCAGCTGCTAGAAAGATTAGATATTACGGACCTGAAAGATTTCAGATTACTGATCCAGAAACTCTTGTATTTCATTTCTTAAAATGTAGAAATGGAGATACTAGAATGAGTTTCTTTAAGTTAGATAGAGATACTATAAGAATAGTAGAGATGAATACACCTAGTAATACACAATCAAATACAAACATTCAGATATGAGTACAAGACAAGAGAACACTAAAATTCTCATGGCAACACATTTGCCTACATTTAAAAAGTTGAAGATTACTGATCCGTATTTTATTGCTAAATCTGCATGGGCTCCTCCAGGAGAACCTTTAAAAATGCAATTCTTTCCTAATGAGTTAAAAATAGGTAAAGATATTTATACAGAGTTTAGTGATTTTCAAGGAGTATCAGAAGATCCAACACATACATTATATAAACTAAAGTTTAATCCTTTTTATGCAGAAGAATATCCTTTAGAAAAAAAGACTAGTAAGTCTGGTAATGATTATGAAGTGTACGTTATTCCAATTGAAGAATTAGTAGCTGTTACAAAAGATGGTACAGAAATACCTTATAATAAGTATCAAGAACAGCTAAAAAATCCACCTGTAGAAACTAAACCAGCTGATTTTCCAAATTTTGCTGAAGAGTATCTTGATGTGGGATTAAAGAAATCTGAAAAATCAATTAAAAATTTTCCAGATTGGCTAAACACTTTAGATAGAATAGCAACAGCATTAGAAAAAATAGAAAAAAAGATAAAATGAGTATAGTACTTCCAACAAAAAAAGTAAAGAAAGAAAGAGTTAATCCTAAAAGATTAATAATTTACAGTAAACCTAAAACAGGTAAAACTACAGCATTTGCAGGCTTAGAAAACAATTTAATATTGGACTTAGAGAATGGTAGCGGGTATGTAGAAGCTTTAAAAGTTAAAATTGAAAACTTACAAGATCTTCTTGATGCAGGTAAGGCCATAAAAGAAGCTGATAAACCCTATAAGTATGTCACAGTAGATACAGTAACTGCATTAGAATCTATGGTTATGCCTTTAGCAGTAAAGCTGTATAGAAAAACGCCTATGGGTAAAAATTATCAAGGAGATAATGTAATTACTCTTGCAAATGGTGCAGGATATTTATATATTCGTCAGGCATTTTTTCAAGTTTTAGATTTTATTGATACATTAGCACCTCATATAATTCTGTCTGGACACATCAAAGATAAAGTTGTTGATGATAAAGGAGAGATGGTTATGTCGGCTAATATTGATCTTACTGGTAAAATAAAATCTTTAATCTGCGCTAATGCAGATGCAATAGGATATATGTATAGAAAAGGTAACAAAACAGTCATCAACTTTAAAAATAATGATGGTGTAACATGTGGCGCTAGACCTAATCACTTAAGAAATGAAGAAATAGTAATTTCTGAAATGAATGAAAAAGGTGAGATAAAAACTCACTGGAATAAAATATATAAATCATAATTATTAACAACTAAAAAGAAAAATCAAATGGCTTTAAGTACAACAGATTTAACCACAGAAGGTGGTACCGGTAAAGGGATACCTAAAACAATTGGCCCAGGCAATCATGAATTAAAAATTAATAGTGTAAGGCTAGATTCATTTAGATTTATTGAAGGTGCATATCATTTAATATTAGATATGGAAACTAAACCAATTGATGGATTTGAAGGATTTCTCCGAGACAGAGATGATGAAAGTAAAGGTAAATATGAAGGCCAGATCGGAAGAGTAAAGGCAAGTCAATATGCATTTGCTGATGGTGAGACTAAATCAGGAATTAAAATTCAAAGAGATAGATCTATTCTAATGTTTTTAAAGAATCTATCTAATGCTCTTGAAATTACAGATTGGTTTACAGAACAAGATAATAAGCATGAAACAATTGAAGAGTTTGTAAAAGCATTCAATGATACTGCACCATATCAAGATAAATATTTACATACTTGTCTTGCAGGTAAAGAGTATGAAAACAAATCAGGTTATATAGCATATGACTGTTGGTTTGCTAAAGCAAAAAATAAAATGTATGGCTACACACCTAATCCAGAAGCTGTACAAGTTTATGATGAATCAAAACATTTAAGAAAGATAGAGAACAAGCCGGTAGAATCTTTTGGTAATGATGATGATTTATCAATTCCAATGAAGACTAGTGCAGATTTTAATCTAGACTAATTTTCATTTTTATTTTAAGTTCAAAAAGGGGAGGCATGTAGTGTTTTCCCTTTTTTATTATCAAAAACTATTTTATGATTTCAACAAAAAACTTAATTACGGATTTAGATGGTATACCTACAGGTTGGCCTTTTGAATATTACTTAGGGCTATCTGAAAAATTAGATGGTCAAGATGTAAAAATTAGATCAGTATTTAATACTAAAGATAAAATACCATCTATGTGTATATTTTTTGACCCTGTAGCAAAAAGATATAATTTTAAAGATTTTTCATCAGGCATTGGTGGTTGTTGTGTTGAATTAGTAAAAGTTTATTTTAACATAAAAACTCGTGGTGAAGCTGCTTTAAAAATTATAGGAGATTATAATGAATATATCTTAAATAATAACCATAACCCTATTCAGGAATATAAAAGTTATAGTAGATATAAAGTAACTGATTATGAAATAAGACATTGGACTACTGTTGATCAAAAATATTGGACTAAATTTGATATTGGCTCTAGATTATTAGAAAAGTATAACGTAGCTCCACTAGAATATTATGTAATGACCAAAGAAGATGATAATGGTAAAGAAAGTTCAATTACTATTAAGGGTCTTAGTATATATGGTTATTTTAAAGATGACGGCAGTTTATATAAAGTTTATCAACCTAAAGTTTCTCAAAAGAAATTTATTAAGGTTAAAAATTATATTCAAGGATCTGATCAATTAAAATATGATAAAAGATATCTTGTTATTACATCTTCATTAAAAGACTTAATGGCTTTTAACAGGCTTAAGTTAAAAGATGCAGAATCAATTGCACCTGACAGTGAGAATACTTTGATACCAGAGAGCATGCTCAAAAGTATAATACCAAAGTATGAAAAGATATTTGTTTTATTTGATAATGATGAAGCTGGTATCCGGTCTATGAAAAGGTATAAAGAAAAGTATAATTTTAATTATGTAATTCTAGATATGGAAAAAGATTTATCTGATTCTATTAAGATGTACGGTCTTGCTAAAACCAGAGAGGTTTTGTTACCTCTATTAAAACAGTTAACATGAATTTAAAAACTCGTATAAAAAAATCTATGGAAATATGGTGGATAAAATTTAATAGAGATTCAGAGCGTATACCTTTTGAAAATAAAGATATACCAGAAGGAGCTGTAGGTTTTATTTATAAAATGAGATTTACAAGAAATGGGCAAGAATACTTGTACATAGGTAAAAAGAACTTTTATTCAAATAGAAAAAAGAAATTTGGAAAAAAGGCTTTGGCTAAAGTAACTGATAAAAGAAAAAAGAAATATGAAATAATTAAAAAACTTTCTTATGAAAACTATTTCAGCAGCAACAAAGAAATAAAACAAGCGCATAAAGATGGTATTTATGTAGATAGATTAATACTTAAGATTTGTTTTAGTAAATCAGAGCTGACTTATGAAGAAACTAAAGCTCAGTTTCAACATGAAGTTTTAGAAAATGATAAATATCTAAATGGAAATATCTTAGGAAGATTTTATAAAGGAAAAATATGAATAAAGAAGTTTTAAAGAACTTACTGACTATGCTGCAATCAAGTGATAAAGATAATCATTACATGGCTATGCAAGCAATTGTAAATTTAGGCGATCCTAATACTGCGCATATTGACTATGAACAGGAAATAATATTTTTATGGTTATATGGCAGACCATGTATTGCAGACTGGGAGGAGATAAACTATAACATTGCAGCTATAATTCGCAATAAAATAGCTACATTTAAAAAATCAAAACTAGATTTAAAATATAAAAATAAATGGTTAGATCATATAACTCGTAGCAAAAAGCCATGGATAGTAGAATTACTTATTGAAGAAATGATTAAGGAAAATAAGAGAACTTTTAAAGCTCTTGATTTTAAATTTAAAGACATCCAAGTAAACGTAATACAATGAATAGACAAGATTCACTAAGTAAAACATCAAAAGACTTGATGTTAAAGGAACCCTATTATGGTTTCTTTTTATTAATGTTACACAAAAGTTGGAGTGATAAACTACCAACTGCAGGTGTATGTAAAAATGGCATTAATTTTCAATTGATGATTAATGAAAAGTTCTGGACTGATTTGTCAGAAGAACATAAATTGGGATTATTAAAACATGAATTGCTTCACATTGCATTTCAACATCTTACAACCTTCACTATGTTTAGTGATAAGAAGTTGGCTAATGTTGCAATGGATATGGAGATTAATCAATATATAGATGGGCACTGGTTGCCAGAAGGAGGTATATGCATAGATGATTATGAAGACCTTAATCTAGACAGAAAAGCAGGTTCTAGATATTATTATGATCAACTTAAACAAGCTCAAGATAAAAAGAAACAGCAAGGTAGTTGTGGAGATGATAATATGGATAAGCTTCTTGATGGTATGGAAGGTGGTCAGATGACAGTTACTATAGATAAACATGGTAATGTTAAAGATGTTAATGTACCTGATCATGCATGGGAAGAGTTTGAGGAAATGTCTGATGCTGAAAAGAAACTTATTGAAAAACAAATTCAAAGAGTTCTTACTGAAGCTAAGGAACAAACAATTAAGAAGAGAGGATATGTCCCCGGAGAGATTGAAGGTGTAATTAAACTAGATGAAGTTATACCACCTAAATTTAATTGGAAAAATTATATTAAGCGTTTCACGGGTATATCTACAAAAATCTTTACTAGAAAGCTGAGAAGAAAAGAGAACAAAAGGTACTCTGACAATCCTGGCCTCAAGATAAAGATGAGACAAAACATGCTTGTTGGTATTGATACTTCAGGCTCTGTTTGTGACAGTGAATTAAAAGAGTTTATTAATGAAATACATCATTTGTATAAAGCAGGTGTTGATATTACAATTGTACAATGTGACACTCAAATTCAATCTATCAAGAAATATGATGGAAAATTTGAACTAGAAGTGTCAGGTAGAGGAGGTACTTATTTTGAACCTGTTCTAGAACATTTTGAACAAAACAGACAGTTTACAAGCTTAATCTATTTTACAGATGGAGAAGCTTATACAGATATGAAACCTAGGAAACCAGTTCTATGGGTATTGTCAGAGAGATCTGATTTTAATGATAGCTTACCAGGAAAACAAATTAGATTAGAACTTTAAAAATTAAAAAAGATGAGTAAAAGCACACAACTTAACGTAGATGAGTTAAAAGATTTCTTAAAACACATGGTGAAAAACAATCAGCACATTCAAAATGAAGGTAAAATACCTGTTGCTGTGAATATTGAAGGTGATGCGGGCCTTGGTAAAACATCCGCTATTGTTCAACTTGGTAAAGAGTTGGATATGGAAGTTGTAAAGATTAATCTATCTCAGATAGAAGAATTAGGTGACCTTGTTGGTTTTCCTGTAAAAGAATTTAAGATTGCTAACAAAGATGGCAAGAGTACTTGGATTAATGAAAGTCAGATGGATGCTGCAATGAAGAAAGGTTACAAGGTTGTAGACAAGAGAATGTCTCATGCTGCACCTGAGTGGATTCAAGGTAAATCAGAAGGCGGCTTCTTGGTCCTTGATGATTATACTAGAGCTGACCATAGATTTATGCAAGCTACTATGGAGTTAATTGATAGACAAGAGTATATTTCTTGGAGTCTTCCAAAGAACTGGCATGTGATCTTAACTACTAATCCAGACAATGGTGACTATCAGGTTACTAGTCTTGATGATGCTCAGAGAACTAGATTTATTTCTACTGAAGTAAAGTTTGATGCTAGTGTATGGGCTCGTTGGGCAGAGAATGTTAATATTGATGGTAGATGTATTAACTTCTTGTTGATGAACCCTGAGACAGTAACTCAGAAAGTTAATCCAAGAAGTATTACCACTTTCTTTAACTCTATTAGTTCTATTGAGAAGTTTGAAGAGCAGTTGCCATTAATTAACATGATTGGTGATGGATCAATTGGTGCAGAACCTTCTGCATTATTTGCTATGTTTATTAATAATAAACTAGATAAAATCATTAGTCCTGAGCAGATTCTTACAAATGATGATTGGAGTTATGTCAAAGGTTCTTTGAGTGGATGTATTGGTAGTGACGATGATTTTAGAGCAGATATATCTAGCATCATTAGTACTAGAATTATTAACTATGCTTTAGTTACAGCTAACAAAGGTTCAGTTCCTCAAAAAATGATTGATAGAATTATTGAGTTGACTACTGACTGTGATTCATTTACCGATGATTTGAGATATTACATGGTTAAAGAAATCCTTAATGGAAACAAAGCCAAGTTCTCAAAACTAATGTTAAATCAGAAAGTTGTAAAAATGACTGTAAAATAAATTAATTCATAAACAAAAGGGGGATTTATTCCCCCTCTTTTAATTTTTAAAATATGCAAGAAGAAAATATAGAAAGAGTTCCTTTTATTACATTGGATATAAAAACATCTCGTGATGAGTATAATAAGCTTCAAATTGATTATTGGTCAATAGATGATATAGATACATTATATGTATTAAATTCTAAAACTAGATCACATTACTCTGGAAGAGTAAAACATGGGCTTGATTTTGATAGCGCAAAATGGGTTCCTAAACAAAAAGATAAAATTTATTTTATGAAGGGTTGTACTGTACCTAGAGTAAAACTTAAAGATTTATCTGTAAAATATAAAATCAGAACTACTACTGATATAGATAAAGCAACTGTTGTTGTTGGTAGCAATCAAGCTGGTGAAAAACTATTTAAAGAATCTTGGAGATACACAGTAAATGGTAAAAACTTTCAAGCTTTAGTAGATTCATTAAATGAAATAGATGAGCAAGATAACTATTATTTAAATCAATTAAATAATTTAAAAGAATCTTTTGGAGGAGAATGGCCTGAAGTAATCTATACAGATTGGAATACTCAAACTGCATGTAATGCAACAAGAGATAACCACACTCAAAATTTAAGTAATAAAATATTAGAGAAGCTTGGTTGTAATAAAGATGAATACAAATCTAAATATTATATGGGTGGTTCTGAATGGACTCAAACTATAAGTGAAGATAATCTAAATTTATATAAAGAGTTTAGGACACACACTATCATAGAGCAAAGTGCATTACTTGCTGTTGTAAATGGTAGTGATGCTACTACAATTGATTTAGAAACATATCAGAATTTAAGAAATATGTTTAATAGTTCTGACCGAGATAATCATGTAATGGCTATGGAAATTATGGCTAATTGTAATTATGAAGATAGTATGTTATTTTTAAACATGTTATTCTTTCATCATGAGTATCAAATAAGTTGCGTTCCAAGTAGAAATCATGTAAACTTTAAATCTTTAAAGAATTATATGGGAATAGGTAGCGGTTATCATCAACATGTAGATACCGTAATTGGAAATCTTATTAAATTTAATTGTCTTACTAAAAAGGCTTTAGATTTTATACTTGAAGATCAAAAAGAATATTTTGAAAGAAATGGTCACTCTAATTACATAGTTCCACAGACTTATGTTCTAAAGCGAGATGCTGCAGAATCTGTAAATTTAAACTATAAAGTAGAACTTTTTGAGTATACAGAAGATTTACCTACAGAAGATTCAATACCTAAAGAAGAGGTTGTTGAAGATACTGTAGAAGAAGTTACTGTTTCTGAACCTGACACGGCAAATCCGGGTACCCAACCAGATCCTGAAATTGAAGAGCCTAATGTAGAAACAGAAGAAGAAGTTACAGAAGAAGTATTAATAGCAGAAAAAGAAGAAGTAAAAAATGAAGAAGAGTTTGATTGGTTCTGATGAACTAAATGCGTTTTATAATGAAAAGTTTTACTTTAGTTATAGTAGCATAAACAAACTATTGTTTTCACCAAGTATGTTTTTTAAAGATTACGTGCTTAAACAAAAGGAAGAAAGTGTTGACCCTCACCTTGTAAAAGGGAAGGTCATACACTGCCTTCTTTTAAACCCTGAAGACTTTAATAGTGAGTTTATAACTGTACCGGGTAAACTTCCAAGCGGTAATAACAAATTGATAGTTGATGAAATTTTCAAAATCTATTTGGAAGGTGCGGATAATTCATTAACTTTGGATAAATATGAGGCTGCAATATTGGACCTCTTAGAGAAAATAAACTTGCATCAAAAGCTTAAAACTAATGAGGCAAGAGTTAAGAAAATCCTGACAGTTGATAATATTAACTATTTTGATTTTCTGAAATTAAGTCAAGGTAAAACTTTGGTAGATTTAGATACACTTAACTATTGTAAAGATTGTGTTAACTCTATAAAAGAGAATGAATCTATTACTGCATTATTGCAGCTTGATGAATCTGATTTAGAAGTACATAATGAAGTTCCTGTAAAAACAGATCAGCTTATAAATGGTAAGTTTACATTTGGATTTAAAGGTATACTTGATAATGTAGTAATTGACAAAGAAAAGAAAACACTATTTATTAATGATTTAAAAACTACAGGTAAGCCTTTAATTGACTTTCCTGAATCTGTAGAATACTATAGATATTGGCTGCAAGCAGCTGTGTATTATAGTCTTGCATATTACAGATATATTGCTGATAAAGATGACCGTCAAGAATGGAGAATACAATTTACATTTGTCGTAGTAGATAAATATAATCAGGTATATCCGTTTCAGGTTACTGCTACAACAATGAAAGAATGGATGGAGAGATTAAATAAAGTTCTCTTACAAGTAGTTTACCATTATGAAAAGAAAGATTACACATTACCTTATGAATTAGCAGTAGAAAACCTTAAACTTTAAAGTATATGCCTATAAAATCAATTTATACTAAGTATTTTCAAAAGTCCAAGATGTTTTTATATCCGCTTCTTGGAATTAAAAAAGGTGTAAAAGTGGTTCCAAGCGAGACTTATCTTGCTTGGGATCCCTATTATATACCTGTGGATATGAAATTAGTTTGTTTATATCATCCTAAAGATAAAAAAGAGTATAAGGAGTTTGAAAAAGAAACCCTACTAAAAAATAACAGACTAGTAGATATAAAAATAATTGATGATAATAATAAGTTATTTATCTTTGATTTTGCTGATTTAAAAGATGATTGGTCAATGTTTTTAGGAGGAAAGTATAGTAAGATAAACCCTAGAGTAAAAGAGAAAATTTTATTTTTCTTTCCAGAAACATCTGCAAATTATGTATACATGAGAAGTTATCTATACCCAAAAGCATTCTTTAAAGATTATGCTGAAATTTTAGATGTAGACGAAAAGTTTTTATCTAGTATTGGTGAACTATGTAATAAACCAGACTTTAAGAGAGAAACTTTGATTATAAAAGAAAATTTGCAAAATGCATAAATAATTAATTAATTTGTAATAAAAACTAACATGAGTGATAAAACAATGATGCTGGTTGAATCAACCTGGCAAGACACAAAAACTTTTAAGATGATTCCTGTGAGCAATGATTGCCCATATGTAGAGTGTATTTATGACCCTACATCAAAAGTTTTTGTAATTATTAGTAAAGTAACTAAAACATCTTTGCATATGCTTCCTAAGCTAGATGATTACGGTAAAGCTGTAAGTGGGAACCGTGGAGCAAAGCAAGAAAGAAGAGCCCTTGATACATTTCAAGAATATTATATTGAAGATAAAGGCTCTATTATAGATGTTGTAAACCTTTTTGCTGTAAATGCAAAGAAGTTTGATGTTGCTAAATTTGTAGATAAAGTATCTAATAAACCTTCAGTAGCTACAGTAGCAGAATAATGAATAGGACTCATTGGGTAATGGACTATGAAACTTTACTAAATTGTTTCATAGCCGTATTTGAGGATATTAAATCTGAAGACCGTGAGATATTTGTGATTCATAAAGAAAGAAATGACTGCCTAGAATTTATTACATTTCTAGAACGGAATATTTTACTTGAAGAATGGCATGTATCTTTCAATGGTATAGGATTTGATGCTCAAGTAACTGAACACATATTGGCAAATAAAGAACAGCTCCTTGAAATGACGGGAGAAGAAGTTGCTTTGTTTATATATGGAAAAGCCCAAGATACTATTCAAAGACAAAATGAAGGAGAATGGGCAGTGTTTGCTCCTTGGACTTTACAGATTAAACAAGTTGATGTATTTAAATTAAATCACTGGGATAATGCTGCAAAAAGAACAAGTCTAAAATGGGCTCAGTATAGCATGGATTGGTTAAATATACAAGACATGCCTATTCATCACAGTACTGAAATTAAAACACTAAAGCAAATAGATAGTATAATAGGTTATTGTATTAATGATGTAGCTTCTACTAAAGCAATTATGTATAAAAGCAAGAAAGAAATTGCTTTAAGACAACAGCTTACTAAAGAATATAATATAGATCTATTTAGCGCATCTGAACCTAGAATTGCAAAAGAACTATTTGCAATGTTCCTAAGTAAAAAGACAGGAATAAAAAAATATGATTTAAAAAAAATGAGGACCCATAGGTCTAAGCTTATAGTTAATGATCTTTTGTTGCCTTATATTAAGTTTGAGACAGCAACATTTCAAAGACTTGTAAATAAGTTTAGAGCTTTAGAATTAAATCCTTATGATCTTAAAGGTAGTTTTAAATATACGGTTAGATATAAAAAGATAACTACACACTTTGGCCTTGGTGGTGTACATGGTGCACGTAAAGATATATATACATCTAATGATGAATATGTTATAATGTCAAGTGATGTTACAAGTTTCTACCCTAATCTAGCTATTAGAAATAAATGGGCTCCAGGACATCTTCCTAAAGAAGAGTTTTGTGATCAGTATGAATGGTTCTTTAATGAAAGAAAAAAGATACCTAAGTCTGACCCTAGAAACTATGTTTACAAGATTGTATTGAATAGTACTTATGGTCTAAGTAATGATGAAAATAGTTTCCTATATGATCCTGAACTTACAATGCGTATAACTCTTAATGGACAATTAAGTCTCATGATGTTATATGAAATGATTTGTGAAGGTATTCCAAATGCTATACCTCTAATGCATAATACAGATGGTCTTGAGACTAGAATCCCAAGAAAGTATGTAGATAAGTATATGGAGATATGTAAGCAATGGGAAGATATAACTAATTTACAATTAGAACATGATACCTATCAAAAGGTTGTTCTAGCTGATTGTAATAATTATATTGCACAAACAGAAGGAGCTAATTTTAAAACTAAATGTAAAGGTAGATTTGTATTTGATGATTTACCCTTACACAAGAATAAAAGTTTTTTATGTGTCCGTAAAGCTATATATGATTACTTTATTAAAGGTATAGAACCTGAAGTTTCTATCAAAGAGAATAAAAATATCTTTGATTTCTGTGGGGGCAAAAAAGCCAACGCAGGTTGGGAATATTGGTCAGAGTATATAACGCAAGGACAACATAAAAAAGATAAACTGCAGAAGACTGTTAGATATTACATTAGTAATAAAGGCTCAAAGCTTATGAAGATTAATTATCTTGATGAAAGAGTCTCACAAGTTGAAGCAGGTAAATGGTTACAAACTGTATTTATTGATCATATAGAAAAACCATTTGAAGAATATAATATTAATTATGATTTCTATATCAAGAAGGTCAAGAGAGAAATAGAATTACTTGAACCTAATAAAAATCAATTACAATTATTTTAATATGCCAAGAAAAATAAAAAGCTATGGTAGAGCAGACCTGATAGGTGTTGCTCTACCAAATCACGCAAGTACATACACTGTAATAAGTCATGAGTCTGTAATGGACTTGTCGGCTCAAGCATTACAAGATGCTGGATTTAGTATAACAAGTGAAAATTATAGAGCTACACATGATGGTAATATAGCTTCAGCTATTTATACATTGAACTTTGGAGATGATCCTGAGTTATCTATGATGTTTGCTTGGTCAAATAGTTATAATAAACAAATGAGGTTTAAATGTGGAATTGGTGCTATACATAAATTAAACAATACAAGTTTAGTTTGTGGAGACATGGGTTCATGGGCCCGTAAACACACAGGTTCTGCAGATACAGAAACCAAAGAAACAATAGAAGCTCAAATAAAACTTGCTAAATTGTACTATACACAGTTAGTTTCCGATAAAGAAGCTATGAAAAATATCAATTTAGATACAAGAAAGCAAGCACAGCTATTGGGCATGTTGTTCGCAGAACATGATATCTTAACTACTGAGCAAGCTAGTATGATTAAACAACAAATGTTTAGAGCTACTTATAAGTCTACACATCCGGGTAGTTTATGGGAGTTTTATAACTTTGTTACACTAGCTCTACAACAATCACATCCAAAGACTTGGATGGAAGATCAAAGAGTTCTACACTGGTTTATCTCTGATACCTTTAAATTTAATAAAGTAGACGTAGATACTACTATAGAAGTTTTAACAGAACCTGTAGATCCTGATCAAGTAGATCTAGAAGATATGATTGCAGATGTTGAAGCAGAGAATGCTGCTGATGCTGAAATGCAGGAGATCAAGACTGAAGAAATCATTGAGGAGAGAGAAGAAGATGATGAATACACTGAAATTTCATATGAAGAAGCAGAGGAACATGTTGCTAATCAAATTAAAGAAGATGAAAATCCTATACCAGAAGTTACTGATGCAGAAGCTGAAGAGTTAATCAGAGGTCAAGAAGCAGTTGATCAACAAGTAGCTCTAGAGCATGCTGCTACTCAACCTGAAGAAGACTTAGGTGATGCAGATTTTGATTTAGCTTTAGCATCAGATGATAATGATGAAGATGAAGATGTAGAATCAGGAGATATTGATTTTGGTTTTGCATAATCAACAGTAAATTAGGGAGATAGCTTAGGCTGTCTCCCTTTTTTTTTCTTACTTACCAAAAACATTAAAACTTGCAGTAATAATAAATAAATATAATGTATATGTACTTATATCTTCTTCATCATTAGGACCTATATATTCCCATCCTAAAGCACATCTATCATGTGGCCAGTGAAAACTAAATATTAATTCCCAATTCATTTTATCTTAACTTACCTGATTGTTCTATACCCTTTAATGTTTGAGGTAAGTCTGCAGTACTTCCAGTAATACCAATAGCTCTAAATAAATGATTATAAATTTTAGGTTGACCCTTTTGTTTCCACCATAAATCCCCAGTCTTTTGTTGATAATAAGCTTTTTCATTACCGGTAATATGCTTAATAATATCTTCCATTATTTTACCATATAATATTACAGTATTACCAAATGCAGCTGTAGTAGATGTAACAAGTTTCTGATAATCATCTAATCCAAAGTTTGTTACTCCAATTTGAGGTAGAGGAACAAAGGCTGTAACTTCTTGTTGTGTTCCTATAGTTAACAGTTGTGTTAAATTTTCCAAGTAACCTTTTAATTCAAAATCTTCTGAACCTAAAGGTCCTGATTTTTCTTTCATCTTTTTAAATCTATCAGGATCATCAGGATCATAACCAAATAAAAGAACTAAAGCTAATGCTGCTGTAGCCATAATCATTACATCCATACCTGTTCTCATTAAATCAGTTTTTTCTTGGTCTGTTAGATAATGCCAATCTTGAAACTTATTTTGAAGTATTTTATTAAATGCTTTATATGTATTAATATAATATCCTATAGGTGTTGTACCTATTGCAAAATCATATCTAGCTTGAAACCTTTCAGGTGAATAAAACCTTTTACCTTGAGATTTATCATAAGTGAAACCCCATTTATTATAGAACATTGGAAAGAACCATTTTCTCATAAATGTAAATAATCTGTAACCTGAGTAAAGATTACCTTCTGATTGAGCAAATTCATCATAAGCCCCATACAATCTTCTTGCAACTCCTTGATGTCTATTTTTAATAACCTTAAATTTATCACTATTTGCAATAATTATTGTATCCCCATCATCTATCTCAATAACAGACTTTATGTTATTATGCTTCTTTATTTGATCTACAGTAGTGTTATAGTAATCAGCAATTTCTTCAAGTGTTTCACCATCTGTAAACTTATGTTCTAATTTGCGATTACTATATTCAGGATCTATATTTTCTTTAAGCTTTAAGATTTTTGTTTTCTTGTCTAATTCCCAAGCATCTATATACCTTAATTTACGTACCTTACCATTTTTTAGTTTTTGTTCTACAATTGTAGAGTTCATAAATGCACCATAAAGTTGAAGAGCAGCTTCCATTTCTAAATTCTTTCTAGCCATATACATCCACTCACCATTTAACAAATCTTTATATAAAGATCTAGTAACAGCTCTACCAAATTTATCTTTAGTTGCAAATGTAGAATCAAAAGCTTCTATTAATTGTGAGTTTAAAGAGCCCGGACCTATACTGTAAACATCTTTTGCAACCCATTGTGTCATTGCTTTAGCTGCCCAAACTCTACCTTTAGCATAATCTCTTTTATTTATAAACTCCCCTCCAGCCATTTCAATATAATTCTGCATTAACTGACCAAATCTATTTTTTAAATCAGAAGGAAGATTAACAGCTAATGAAGATCGTGCAGATAACTTTTGAATTCTAGAAAATACTCTATCAAAAGTTTCCATTCCTTTACCACCTTTAAACTTTCTACCATAATATTCTCTTTCAATTAAAGATCTAACCTGACCTAATCTATTATAGTTTCCTTTAGCTTTAACTGCTTGCAATTTACCAGATGTCATCATTGCACCTCTACTATATACATTAGTTTTCTTTAAAGCATTATCCGGATCTTCTAAAGTTTCTAATATAGAATTTACCATTGGCAAAGTTTCTACTAACTTTTTCTGTCGTTCAATAGAATATAAATATCTCATCATATTTCGCAATACATCTGGATCAGTATTTTCTATATTAATATCAAATAAACCTGCAACAGGTATTTTTTCCACCTCTTCCCCTTCTAAAGTAGTTTGAACTAATCTATACTCTTGTGTATTATCATCATAAATAAAGTTATAATCATCAATTGATCTATCTTTTGCAGAAGTTAAATCTCTAAAGTACTGCAAAAAGTTTTCTTTAATTTGTTTAGACTTATCTCCAACTTTTCCTGATTGTATTACAGAAAGATTATCTCTTAATATAAACCTAGGTAAATCTAAATAAAGTTTAGATGAGTTTGGCGCACCTTCTTGTGTTTTTAAATGTTGTTCTTTCATTGCTGCTAGCAACTGAGCTCTTGCAGAAGTAGGAGAATTTTGAATTTTTATAAACTCTTTATTTATATACTTAGACCCTTCAATATTTCTAGGTAAAAATTGATCTTTATTATTTATATGCTCACCTATAACTAGTTCAACTTGTCCTGTAGCTGGATTATATCCAGTCATATACTCAGGTTTTATTCTATATTCAGAATGTCTAGCATTACCTATAACAGGGATGCCATTTATTTTAACAGTAAATGTTTCTTTAGTTAGTGGATCAGTAAGTTCAGTAGTTTGATAGTATTCTTGATTAGAAGGTAAAGAAATTATATTAACAATACTCTTTTGATAAAAATTTTGAAGACCTCTTTTACCTTTTTCATAACCTTGATACATAACATGATTATCAAAGAACCAATCTGAAAACTCATCATTATCTGCAATTAATTTTTTTAGATCGTCAGTATTAAGAAAATCCTCTAGTTGTTCTGGCGTTTGAGCTTCTTCACCCATTTGATTTAAGTAATCATTAAATGTATCTACATAATATTCAGTAGCAACTTTATCTGTTAATGCACCAAGCTCAGTATATATACTGTTTAATTCATTAGCTTCTTCTAATGATAAACCTGTAGCTGTTTGTTTTTCAAGTAGCCTAAAATACTCTTGCTTATTATCTTCAGTTAAAGCTTGAGGATTCTTTTTCATTACAGCAATAATAGCAGTAAGTCTTGAAGCTTCCCCTTTAGTTAAACCAGATGTTTTATCTAAACTAGCTTTATAGTCAATAGTTTTTTGTTGAAGAATTTTAATCTTTTTAATTTTATCTACTCCTAATTGATCTGGTACAGGTTGATTTAGACTGTCTTTAGCACCATATATTAGGTTATACATTTCAGAAAAAGTTTCAGAAATATCAATTTTAGAATCAGTCTTCATTTTTGCTTGAAGCTCTTTTAATCTAGAAGTTAACCTCATTTTAAGATCAAAGTATTCTTGAGTCTGCGCTATTCTTGTGTTCTGTCTAAGCCATTCTTCTTTAGCATCACGGAACTTTTGTGAATCTGACCCATATTTAGTGTCAATTAAGTTTATAAAATTATCATATGCATTTTGTAAAGAGTTAGGTCTAGCTTTAAATTCATAAAATCCTCTAGATGCATCTCTATATTCATTAAGGATTTTAGCAATAGAAAGATCATATACACCATCTTGAGGAGAGTCAACTTTAGGTGTACCATCTTCATAAGTATAAGAATGTAACATTTGATAATCTTTCCATAAAGCTTGCAAAGTAGAGTACTTTTGAAATTGTTCTAACTCATCTGAAATTTCATTAGCCTCATTGTTATATGTATCTAAAGCTCTTTTTCTAGCTTGTCTAGCTGCATCAGCAATTTCAGCAGGATATTTAGCGTAAATTTTATCTAACTCATATACCTCTGGTATATATACATCATGCATAAAACTCCTTGTAAAATCATACAATGCTTGCTTTGCATTATCAATAGCTTCTTGATCTTCAGTTTCTTGCGCTTGTCTTAAATCATATTCTAACTTACCTAAATCATATCTCCACCCATTTGTAAATTTATCATGAAAAGCATAAACTTCTTTTCTAACAGGTTTTAAATCAATTACATTATCATTTTTATCTCTTATAGGTTCTAAACTAAACATAGCATCTTTAGTAGCAACCATGTCAAGAATTTGTCTAGTTTTTAACTTATTGTAACCCACTCTTGGTAGTAATTCAGCCATTTTACTTCTAAACTCATAAGAAGCTTTAAGAGCAGTTTGTTCCGCTTCTGTTCTTAAATTTTGAATAAATATAGCTAATCCACCTACTATAGGATCATTAGAAGATGTATAAGCTTCTAAATATCTATTAAAAAATGTTACATCATTTAGTTTACCAGATAAGCCATCTATAATCTTATCCCTATTAATATTAAAATCATTATACTTTCTTACAAAATTTTGTATAAACTTTATCTTTATACCTTTTCTACTTAAAGCTTTATAATCTTCCTCCTTTAACTTTCCTTCAAGAGCTTTATTAAAAAAGTCTTCTATCTCTTGATTACTTAAGTTTTTACTCATAGCTTTAAACAAATTATTTTTTAGCTCTTTAACTAAAAATTCATTCATATAAGCTGTAGTTTCTACATATAGATCTACATCATTTTCTTTATAAATTTCTTTTATAATATTATTAGCTCTTTCAAGATTAGCTCTGGTATTATTCATTAAGTTGAAGAATTCATTATCTTCATCAATATTAAATTTTGGTTTACCTTCACCTTGGTCTTGTGTAAAAAACTCATCAAATTGTGTAAACATATTACCATAACCATTGATTGTATTTCTATAAGTATATAAAAGTAATACAGCATCTCTTGAGCCAAAACGTTTACTTTTACGTAAAGCATCTAAATCTTTATAAATATTTTTAGCAATATTATCTACTACACCTACACTATTAACAAAGGCTCTTGATGAATTCAATAAATCTAACTGCCTTTCTTTTTCAGCTCTAATAACATCTTTTATAATTTGCTTTTTGCTAGCACCTTTTAAATCACTAACAGTCTGATAAGACTTTAACATATTTTTAATTTTAGGCGCTAACTGACCCTCATCAAAAAGTGTTTTGTTTAATCTTTTTTGAAATGCTTCACTTTGAGAAGTATAATTAAAAGCTTTATTTAAAACTAAATTATTAGTAACATACAGTTCGTTTAGTCCTTGTTGAAGATTATTTTCACTAATACCTTTAGTAAGATCCTGAGCCATCTCTTTTATATTTCTTGCATAAAATAAAACATCCTCATTTGTAACATAATCTAATTGTAAATCATATGTTTCATTTAAAAGCTTATCTGCAAGCTCTTTCATTGTAGTAGATTCATTTATACCTGAAACATTAGAAGTTTGATAAACTTTTCTAAACATTTGTTTGATTGCATATAAAAGTTTTTTGATAAAGGCCATAAAACCTTTAGTTTCTACTTCTTCTGTAACTTGATTTACCGCTTTAACTTGCAATGAATATGTAAGCGCTTCATTTTTAAACTCTGAACTAGTTATGTTTAGTTCAGGATAATGACGTTTAACATGATTAATTATAAACTTTCCTTCATCAGTAGCTTGCAAGGTTGCATAAAGATTGTTAAACAATTCTTTATTCTCTATTTCTATAGCTTTAATAAAAGGATGGGCAAACTCGTGAAGTACTGTATCTAAATTTATATTATCTCCTACAGTATAGACTGTTCCTGCAAAATAAAATGCCGGTTCATTGTTATAAGGTTTTCCTTTACTGTTTAATAACTTTTTTGCTTGAGCTTGTGTTACATTTGCAAACTGTATATTAGTTGATAAGGCAAGTTTTTGAGCTAACAATTTTGCAATTTCAATACCTTGAGACTTTTGTTGAGCTTTAGTATTAAGAGGAACTTCTTTTACAAGATTTTTAATTGCTTCTTGAGCTGCAGGATCAACAAAATAATAATTACCTTTTGTTTGAGCAGCGTAACCTTCTTGTGCTAATTTTGCAAAAAGATTTTTATCTTTTAAAGAATCTTTAAGTGTCTTACCTTGAGATATAGTATCAATACCTAAAACTTTTAAAGCGCTAACTGCATCTTTCATATTTTTAGATTCAACTTCTAAAACTTCTACAGTATTATCAGTTGATTTATATTTAACCGTCCCTACAACTTTATCATTTTTATATATGGTATTAACTTGATTGGCACCTTCTGGATTAGCCGCCATAAGAGTTACTTCATTCTCAAAAGGATTAGTTAAATCTACTGTAAGATCATTTTGATTTTCATTAGTAAAAGCAAAATATCTAAAGCCGCGGTTTTTAAATTGGTAACCTGCTTTATCTTCTACTTTAGGTATAAAGTAAATTAAATCTGTAACATCTTTACCTCTACCCATTTTTACTTTAGCTTCAAAAATTTGTTTCCATTCTTTATACCATTGTTTATACCCATCAAATTGCTGAGGATAACTACCTTCTTTAGCTCTTAAGAAGAAATCTAACATGTATACTTTAGGTTTTACTTTCCCTATGTCTTTAACATTATATCCATTCTTAACATTATCTTGTGTTACCAGTTCTGTATCTGTAGGATGTTCAATAGTACCTGTAATCACAATAGAATCACCGGTTTTTAAACTATCCTTACCTATAAAAGTTCTAAGTAGTTTCCATGTAGGAAACATTTGTTGAATATTTTTGTACCAACTTTGACCTTCAAGTAAAGGCGTTATCTCTTTAGTAAACTTTTTAGAATTTTTTTGCTGTTGTCTTTGG